GATCGTCATTTAACCAAGAAGACCAAAAAGATGAATATAGCTTCTAAAATAAAGTTCTTAATGGAACTTCAGGCTCAAGTTAAGATTAACCATTGGCAAACCAAAGGTTATGCAAGACATAACGCTTTTGATAAATTGTACGAAGGATTAGTTGATTTGACAGACACGTTTGCTGAGGCCGCGATGGGTAAGTACGGTAGATTTAAATTAGAAAATGAAGATAAAACATTAAACGTTGTAAATTTATCTGAATTGGATTTAAAGAACATGTTACAAACATCTAAAGAGGCGTTAATCCAATGGAGTAGTGAGTTTGATTCAACAGATACGGATTTATTGAATATCCGTGATGAGATTTTAGGACTATTAAATAAAATAACATATCTATTAACATTAGAATAAAAATAAAAAAAAATATTTAAGATGCAATCAGGATCAGCAGCAAGAACGGCTTCAAATACGGCAACAGGTTCATTAACATATATCGACGGTTTAATATCGGGAGCAACAGCCCAAGGACTATATCAAATTAGTTTAGACCCAAGGTACGTTAATGAGGCAATAGTAACCACATTAAAAAATTATGGTTATAGAGTTCATACTAAGAACAATTTTATGGGTACCAATAACGATTATGTTATTACTTGGTAATAAAAAAATACTTTAAAAATAATTCAACCCAGATTTTATAGTCTGGGTTTTTTTATGTATATTATAACATAAATGATTTTATAATTTAAATTTTAATTCTATGAGTACATTTGATGCAGTACTTGCACAGTACGAGAAAAACAAAAACGCCACAAGTGGCAACAACAACAAGATATCCTCCGAGGATAGATTAAAACGTTATTTTACAACCGTATTACCTAAGGGTTCTAAAGGTGAAGAAAGACGTATCCGTATTTTACCTACAAAAGATGGTTCTTCACCATTCGTAGAGGTAAAGTTCCACGAAGTTCAAGTGGACGGAAAATGGGTTAAATTATATGACCCAGCACAAGAAGGAAAACGTTCTCCATTAAATGAGGTTTACGAAGGATTGATGATGAGTGGTGTAGATTCTGACAAAGAATTAGCACGTAACTACCGTTCTCGTAAGTTTTATATCGTTAAAGTGATCGATCGTGATCATGAAGCTGATGGAGTTAAATTTTGGAGATTTAAACATAATCACAAAGGTGATGGTGTTATTGACAAAATCTTCCCAATCTTCCGTAACAAAGGTGATGTTACCAATCCTGAAAATGGCCGTGATCTAATCTTGTCTTTAGCTTTAACAAAAGCTGGTACAGGTAAAGAGTACACAGTTATCAATTCAGTATTAAACGACGACCCAAGTCCTTTACACACTGACGCAGACGTTGCAAAAACGTGGTTAGACGATGAATTGACTTGGTCTGATGTTTACTCTAAAAAGGGTGAAGATTATTTGGAAATGGTTGCAAGAGGTGAAGTTCCACGTTGGGATTCAACAAGCAACAAATGGGTTTCTAATTTAACAACAGAAGAAACTATCGGAGCACCGAAGTCTTCAACTCCTGTTGTTGATCCACAAGACGATGCAGATGTAGATGGTGATTTACCATTCTAATTATTAACGGAGGGGTGGAGATAACGTCAGAAACCCCATTTTTAAAAACAAATTATGGCAGGTATTAAAAAAACAGACTTTTCGGCGATTAAGAAGAAATTCTCAAAAGAGGCCGAATACAAACCAGATCGTTTCTTCGATTTGGGTAATGCCTTCTTGGATGCATGTGGTATTCCGGGTCCTGCAATGGGTCACATCAATATGTTATTAGGACATAGCGATACGGGTAAAACAACCGCACTTGTTAAGTCAGCGGTGGATGCTCAAAAGAAAGGTGTTGTTCCTGTGTTTATTATTACTGAACAGAAATGGAGTTGGGATCATGCTGAATTGATGGGGTTTGATAGAAACGGAGACTATCTTTTCAACAGCGACTTTGAGTACATTGAACAAATCACAGATTATATCAATGAACTAATAGATGCACAAGAGAAAGGAGATTTACCTCACGATTTATTAATCTTATGGGATTCGGTAGGTTCAGTTCCATGTAAAATGACTTATGATGGTAAAGGTGGTAAACAACACAATGCGTCGGTTTTAGCGGACAAAATTGGAATGGGTATCAACCAACGTATTTCAGGTTCAAGAAGAACAGATAAACCTTATACGAACACTTTAATCATTGTTAACCAACCTTGGGTAGAATTGCCAGATAATCCTTTCGGACAACCGAAGATTAAAGCAAAAGGTGGAGAAGCAATTTGGTTAAACTCAAGTATCGTATTCTTATTTGGAAATCAAAAAGGAGCGGGAACAACAAAAATCTCTATCACAAAAGATAAGAGAAAAGTAAAAATTGCAACAAGAACTAAAATCTCTATCATGAAAAACCACATCAATGGTTTGGGATATGAGGATGGACGTATCTTGGTTACATCACACGGATTTATGCCAGGTAGAGAAGATGGTGAAGAAAAGAAATCTATCGAGGATTATAAAAAAGAAAGTGGTGATTACATCAGTAAGATGTTAGGTGTTAATGTTACAGACATCACAGACGTAGAAGTTGTAACAGAAGATAGTGATCTTTAAATTTAACAAATGTCGGTTTTACTTGTTGATGGTGATAATCTATTAACTATTGGTTATTACGGAGCGAAGAATGTGTTTTATAAAGGAACACATATAGGTGGTATCTACCACTTTCTAAACACCTTAAGAAGATCTTTTGAAGAATACCAATTAGACAAGATTGTTGTTTTTTGGGATGGCTTTGAAGGATCACAAAATAGAAGAAGAATATATTCTCACTACAAGGAAAATAGAAGACAAAGAGTTAGAACAGAAGAAGATTTACAATCTTATAACTACCAAAGAGAACGTATCAAACAGTATCTTGAGGAGTTATATGTCAGACAAGGAGAATTTGAGTATTGTGAGACTGATGACAACATCGCTTACTATACTCAAAACTCACCTGACGAAAGAAAAATCATTTATTCATCAGACGGGGACTTAACCCAACTCGTTTCAGAAAACACACAAGTTTACAATCCTTCACACAGGAAATTATATTCAAAGAATGATATAATCGTTTACGATCACGAAGAAATCCTTATCGAAAATGTTCGATTGGTAAAAATGATTTGTGGTGACTCATCAGACAACATAGCAGGAATAAGAGGAATGGGATTAAAAAGATTATTGTCTTTTGTCCCTGAACTAAGAAATCAACCAATTACGGTTGATCAGGTTAGAGATAAGTGCAACCTATTATTTGAACAAGACAAACACAATAAGTCAATTGCTAATTTATTGACTGGTGTGACAAAACACGGTGTTCTCGGTGAGGAATTCTTCGACGTAAACAATAGGATAGTAAGTTTGGATGAACCATTTTTAACAGACGAGGCAAAAGGGGTTATTGACCTACTGATTAGTGAATCGTTAGATCAAGAAGGAAGATCGTACAAGAATGCCATGAAGATGATGAATGAAGATGGACTTTTTAATGTTCTACCAAAATCAGAAGATGCGTGGATTAATTTTTTAAACCCTTTTCTAAGATTAACAAGAAAAGAAAAAAATATAAAAAACAATATAAAAAAAACAATTAAAGTAAGACCTTATGAGTAGAGATTACCAAAATCAAGAGAACATCACAAAATTCGAGTTTCTTTTGTCTTTAGAAGGACACATTGTGTGTCAAAGATTTTTTAACGTTAGAGACCACGTTGACCAAGCAAGACGATCATTAGATCTTCACTATTATGTAAAAAATATTTGTGACGATTTTATGGAAGATTTGAAAATAAAAAGTTCTAACTATCTATGCGAAAATCAAAACTATATCCTTCATTCAGAGGTTGTGGATGAGACATTAACACAAGAAAAAGAACATTTTTTATTGGAAATTAAGTTAGGAGATGATGTATTTATTCAAAGACTGTTTCCCGCGTATGTTTATCATCCAAAGGCGAGATACACAGTAGATATCCGTCCAAGATTGAAAAGAATTCTTTCCGATCTAACGGACATCCTGTCTTCGGAAGAATTGGAAACAAGTTATTTAGGATACGAATTATAAGAAAAAACAATATATAATAAACACTATGGAAGAAAGGAATTTTGGGTATTTGGGATTTTCGTTTCAACAGTCCCTTATCAAAGCAATTATTGAAGATAAGAAGTACGGAGAAACAATTATTGATGTATTAGAGAGTAAGTTTTTTGATAATAACTCATTCAGATTTATTATGGAAAACACAAAGGAGTTGTATAAAAATTACAACAAAATCCCGGATTACAATACATTGGCACAGAAAATCATGGCTGAAGGCGGCAACAAAGATTCCTCTAAAATTCATGTTGATACATTAGAAGCAATTAAAAATAACGAGTCTCAAATTGAATACGTAAAAGACACCGCACTTAATTTCTGTAAACAACAAAACTTGAAAAGAGAATTAAAAAGTGTACAGAGTATTATCGAAAGTGGTGAGTTTGAGGCTTACAATAAGATTGAGGAAATTATCCAAAAAGCATTACAAGTTGGTATTTCCAATGATGAAGCAACGGATGTATTCCATGATATCGACGGAGCGTTAGAGAAGGACTTTAGACACCCATTACCGACAGGTATTGTGGGAATTGACAACTTACTTAAAGGTGGTCTTGGGATTGGAGAATTGGGGATTGTATTAGCACCTACGGGTACTGGTAAAACTACCTTACTTACAAAGTTTGCGAACACCGCTTATAACTTAGGTTATAACGTTGTACAAATTTTCTTTGAGGATAATCCGGGTAATATTAAAAGAAAACACTATACAATTTGGACAGAAATTGCTCCAGATTCACAACCTGATTTTAAAGATGAGGTTAAGATGAAAGTAGAAGAGGCACAGGCTAAATCTAAGGGTAGTTTAAAGTTATTAAAATTAGCTAGTGACAATGTTACCGTTTCTGAAATTAAAAATAAAATCAGAAAGATGAACTCAGAAGGCGGTAAAAAAGTTGACTTATTAGTTTTAGATTATGTTGATTGTATATCAACTGATAAATCAACTAACGGCGAAGAATGGAAAGGTGAAGGATCGGTTATGAGAAGTTTAGAGTCTATGACATCTGAATTTGAAATGGCAATATGGACCGCAACACAAGGTAACCGTGAATCAATTTCATCAGAAGTTGTAACAGGAGATCAAATGGGAGGTTCGATTAAGAAAGCACAAATTGCTCACGTTATATTATCTATCGGTAAAACGTTAGAACAAAAAGAACATAACTTGGCAACACTTACGTTATTAAAATCACGTATCGGTAGAGATGGTGTTGTTTTCCAAAACTGTAAATTCAATAACGAGTTCCTTATTATTGATACAGAGTCTCAAAATACATTGTTGGGACACGAAGAGCAAAAAGTCCAAATAAATGCTAACAGAGCGGCAGAAGCATTTAAGAGGCGACAACAGGTAGCAACTAAACAATAAACACAAATAAAGTAAAAAGAACAAATGCAGAAAGGTAAAAAATTTCTGAGTGACTTGAAGTTACACTCAGATTATTTCAAATGGTTAGAGGATAAGGGTCGTTATGAAACATGGGAAGATGCTTGTGAAAACATCATCGACGGACACAGAAAAAAATATGCACAATATGCTGACGCTATTGAGCCGTATTTACAAAGTGCTGTTGAAAGTATGAAAGATCAAGCGGTATTAGCTTCACAAAGAAACTTACAATATCGACATGAACAAATTATGAAACATAATACGAGAATGTTTAACTGTACATCAGGACACATTGCTCGTAATAGAGTATTCCAAGAGATTTTCTATCTTGCATTATCTGGTTGTGGATTTGGTGGAGGTTTATTAATTCCTTTCGTAAACAATTTAAGTAGAATACAAAAGAGAACTTTAGGTACAAAGACTTTTTATATTGAAGATTCAATCGAAGGTTGGGCAAATGCATTAGGTGTATTATTATCATCTTATTTTGTAGATGAACAACCGTTCCCTGAATATGCTGGATATGAAGTTAAATTAGATTATTCTTTAATTCGTGAGAAAGGTGCGTTCATTAGCGGAGGTTTCAAGGCGCCTGGTCCTGATGGTTTAAAACAATCATTAGAAAAAATTGAACAATTAATTGAAAAATGGATAGCAACTGAAGGTGAAAAAATCCGTCCTATCTTAGCATTTGATATTATTTGTCATTCGGCAGATGCTGTATTATCAGGTGGTGTTAGGCGTTCAGCATTAAATATGATCGTAGATCCTAACGATACTGAAATGATTCACGCTAAGACCGGTAATTGGAGAATAGAGAATCCACAAAGAGGTCGTAGCAATAACTCTGTATTATTATTAAGAAGTGAAGTTGTTAAAGAACAATTTAATTACTTGGTACAATTAAATGATGGTGCAAATGACATTGGTTTTGTATTTGCCAATAGTTGGTTTGATATGTTTAACCCATGTTTTGAAATTTTAAAAATCCCAGTATTAGATACAATTGATTTTGGTAAAATAAAATATGATGAAGTTGAACAATATGTTAAAGACAACAAATCTAAATTTGGTATTCAAGGTTGTAATTTAACCGAGATTAATGCTGAAAAGGCAACAACAAAAGAAAAGTTTTTAAAGGCTTGTAGAGATGCGTCTTTCTTAGGCACATTACAAGCGGGCTATACTCACTTCCCTTATTTAGGTGAAACAAGTAAAGCAATTTTTGAAAGAGAGGCTTTATTAGGTGTTAGTATTACAGGTTGGATGAATAACCCTAAATTGTTTAATGCTGAATTATTGGAAGAAGGTGCTCAAGCTGTAAAAGATGCAAACAAAGAATTGGCGGCAGTGATTGGTATTAACCAAGCGGCTAGAACTACTTGTGTAAAACCATCAGGTAACGCATCAGTTGTATTAGGAACAGCATCAGGTATTCACCCTGAACATTCTGAAAAGTATTTCCGCATCATGCAGTTAAACAAAGAAAGTAATACAGCTAAATGGTTAGAAGAAAATATGTCTTTCCTATTAGAGGAGAGCGTATGGTCTTCAACTAAATCTGATTATGTTGTATTTGTACCTGTTGAAAATCCAAAAGTTGGTTTATTCAAAAAAGATATGAAAGGTATTAAACACCTTGAATTGATTAAATTGGTTCAACAACATTGGGTGAATGCTGGAACTAATCCTGAATTGTGTGCTTATATGCCGGTTAATCATAACACTTCTTGCACAGTTATTATTGATGACAAAGATGCTATCGTTGATTACATTTGGGAACAAAGAGACTTCTTTACGGCGGTTAGCTTTATGTCAGATTATGGCGATAAAGATTTTAACCAAGCACCATTTACATCAGTTTTAAATCTTGATGAAATTGTTGAAACATATGGTAAAGGTTCAATTTTAGCTTCCGGTTTAATTATTGATGGATTACATTATTTTAATAATAACTTATGGTTAGCAACAGACACATTATTAGATGATTCTATTGCAATTACCGGTACAAGAGAACAAGTATTGTTAAAGAAGTATTGGATATCAAGAGCAAAGAAATTTGCAAAGAATTACTTCAAAGGTGATTTAAAGAAAATGGTTTATTGTTTAAAAGACGTACACTTATTCTATAAGTGGGAAACCATTACTCGTCAATTTAAAGAAGTTGATTTTGGTACTATTTTGGATAAACCACAATACAAGAACATTTCCGATTATGCGGCACAAGCTTGTAGTGGAGCACAATGTGATGTAACAAGTATCTAATGAAATTGGAGGAAGGAGTAGATTACTACATAGATGAGAAGTCGGGGCTTATGGTCCTGACTTCTTTCTTTTTACAGAAGAGAGGATATTGCTGTTCCAATGGATGTTCAAATTGTCCATACGACCCACCCCGCACAATCAAAGGAAATACAAAATTGAAAGAGGATACATAACCATTTTGTGTTTGTTTATATTTATTGAATATGGCGACAACATACGGTTTTGATTATCCATTTAAAGACAGTCTTAAGGGCGATTATCTGAACATGACAGAAATCCCCGAGAAAGAGATTAGAGCTAACCTAATACACCTTATATTAACAAGGAGAGGTAGTAGATATTACTTACCTGATTTTGGCACAAGAATCTATGAGTTTATTTTTGATCAAAACGATTCCATTACCCACAAT